TTAAAAGGTGCAACTGGGAATCCTAAATCACAAGGTAGTCTTAAAGAATTTACTTACGATAATTTAAAGTCTTCATTGGCAAGAAAATACAATCTTAAGTATGCAATAAGACAATACAGATTAGATAGAATTAAAAAACCTAAAGTATTAGGTTATGAAGATTGGTACATTGGTGCTGTTAATAACCAAAACAAATTTTTTGGAGGAAACATTAACGAGGCACAAGCATTATATTACAAGAATATATAAACAATAAAAGATAAAACAATATGGCAGGATTTACTGATAGGAGAGGACCTTTAAGTACAGGTAATCCAGTAAGAAAAATATTAAAAGATCTTTCTAACTTAGGAATGGCCTATGATGATATGATCATCCGCAATTCCCGTGCAGTAGGTTTTACTGAAAATCAGATGGGTTATACATTTAATCCAATGGGATCTGATTCTGATGACATCTATAGTGCTTTTGCTGCCCTTTCATTAACTGATACATCTCTTAAGAAAAATATTTCTATCTTTGATAGTGATTATGAAAGAAAGAGAGATGAACTAAGAACATATGCAGTACAAGATGAAATTGAAGATATCCTTGATGTAATCACAGATGAGGCTATTGTATTTGATGAATCTAACTTTATGGCATATGCTCATTTTAATGGCCATATTGCAAATTCAATAGAAGATGAAATCGGTGATGTTTACAATAACATCTATAACTATTTTGGATTTAACGATTCTATTCAACCTTGGAATTACTTTAGGAAATGGTTGGTTGATGGATACCTTGCATTTGAAATAGTTTATAATGATAAGCAAACAGAAATAATAGGATTTAAAGAATTAGATCCAATTTCGCTAATGCCAGGTATTGATACTGATACTGGAAAAAAGCAATGGGTTCAATATAAAGGTCAAGGTGCCAAAGAAAGAAAACTTTGGGATTCTCAAATTATTTACATATCATATTCACAGGTAAATTCACCAATGAGAATATCATATGTTGAGAGACTTATCCGATCTTTTAACCTTTTAAGAATTATGGAAACAACTAGAATCATCTGGGCTGTTTCTAATGCTTCATTTAAAACTCAATTTATTATACCTGTCGGTGGTAAATCTAAAACTAGGGCAAAACAATCATTGGCTCAGTTAATGAATTCTTACCGTGAAGTAGTAGACTTTAATTACGAAAGTGGTGAAATACAAACAAACGGTAAACCAATGATGCCATTCAATAAAGAATATTGGTTACCGTCTAAAGATGGAGAATCTCCAGAAATCAGTACTGTTGGTGGCGATGGTCCAGATTTAGGAGATACTGAATCTCTGAAATATTTTGCAGACCGATTAAAAATGGCATCTAAGATTCCTTTCTCAAGATTTGATAAAGAAGGTGGTAATACTTATGATATGGATGCCAGCGGTATGTTAAGAGATGAAATAAAATTTGGAAAATTTGTAGCCAGGTTAAGATCCTTATTCCAGGAAATCTTAATTAAGCCAGTATATCTTCAAATGTGTATTAACCACCCTGAGTTAAAAAATGATGTTTCCTTTAAAGCTGGTTTAGGACTTAAATTTGTTAAAGATAATGTATTTGAGGAAATGAAAGAAATGGAATTACAAACAAAGAGAGTTGATTTTATTGGTAACCTTAAAACACAATTAAGTACAATGGATGCCGAAATGACAGAAATTCCATACTTTGATTTAGGATTCCTTGTTAAGAGATATGGTGGATTTACCCGAGAGGATCTAAAAGCTAACCAGAGGGCTAAAGAAAGGACAGAATTAGAAGAAGCTGGATATAAAGAAGAGGATATAGAAAAAATCCTTTTAGGGGCTGATAAGTCCGATTTTGAACCAGAAAAGAAAGATGGTGCTGTGGATGAAGATCCATTAGCCGGTCTTGGATAAAAAGTTTACAAAGATTGTAATATATAAATCAAATAACTAGTAGAAAATGTCAGGAAAGAAATTATTGATTCTTGAGAGAGCTAAGTCAAACCTAGATATAACTACCGGAGAAGACGGTTCAGTTGTATTAGAAGGTGTCTTTACCGAGTTTGGGGTTCGTAACAAGAATAACAGAATATATGAGGAAAAAGAAGTAATGCCTCATATTAATGAACTACAAGAAAAAGTTAAAACCAATAAGCTTTTAGGTGAATTAGATCATCCTAAAGATTTTGATGTTAGTTTGGCTAATGTTTCTCATGTTGTTGAATCATTAAACTATGATCCAGCTAAAAAGCAAGTTATTGGAAAAATTAGACTATTAAATACATCTAAAGGTAAAGAAGCACAAGCTCTTATCAAAGATGGTATCCCTTTACATATTTCAAGTAGAGCTGCCGGTACGGTAGATGAAAATGGAAAGGTTAAAATTAAAAAATTCTTTACTTATGACTTGGTTGCAGATCCTGGCTTTGAGAATGCCGAGTTATCAAGAGTAAATGAATCTTTTGGTTTTGAAGATGATGGTACTTTAATAATCTATGAAATGGAAGAAACTGAAAACAACACAGATAATAAAAAAGATTTAACAATGGAAAATAACAATTTTGTAACTGTTGAAGATTTTCAAAAGTATACTGAATATGTATCCGGAGTTCTAAATAACGTTAAGGAATCTGCTAACTCTAATAATGATGAGGTGATTGAAAAGCTTATTAAGTATTCTGAGCATATTGCAGAAAAGGTAAATCAGGTTTCTGATTATGCTGAATACTTATCTGAAAATCTAGATAAGAGCATTTCTTATTCTGACTATCTCGCTGAAAATGTAAATTCAATTAAGGACTATGCCTCTTACTTGGCTGAAGAACTTGATGGAAGTATTCAATATGCCGAGCATGTAGCAGAGATGGCTGATAAAGGAATTCAATATTCTAACTATGTAGCCGAAAACCTTGAAAAAGGAATTGAGTATTCTGAATATGTAGCCGAAAAAGTTGATCAAAATATTGCTTACTCCGAATACCTTGGTGAAGGATTAGAAAAGAGTATTAAGTATTCTGAATACATTGCAGAAAATGTAAATTCTGTAGAAGGTGAAACTCTTAATGAGGCAATGGCTGTAAATGCTGAAGCAATGCCATCTATGGAAGAAATGCAAAAATGTGTAGATGAAGGAATGACATATGAGCAAGTTTGCGAAAAGTATCCTGGTTGTGATAAAGGAAGACTTAAAGAAATGTATGAAGCTTGTGGAAAGAAGCATGAAGGTGAAGATTACAAAAATTCTATTGAAGAAAAATTGGAAAGACTGATTGCTAAAGCTGAAACTAAGAATGTTTCTGAAATGCATTTTATGAACTTCTTAGGAGAATCTAAAAAGAACCAGTTTAATACTCTTCCTGCTGAGAAACAAGCAATGATTGTTGAATCAATGAACGCTCAACCAATTATGTCTACTGTGCAAGCAGAAAACATTTGGGAATCTGCCTTTATTGAGAAGAGAAGAGAATTAAATATAATTGATGATATGCCAGAAAAGTATAGAGCTAAGTGGAATAACCTTTCTGAAGCTCGCCAGGCACAGATCATCGCGGAATCTAAATTCCACCAACTAGGTAACCAATACGGAATTAATAATTTCTGGGCAACAAGAGATCTGAGAGATACTCAAATGTCAACTGAAGCTATTAATGAAAGCAAAACTGCTGCTGAGGCTGCAAAGAAATCAGAACCTTTGGTAAATGAATCTTTTGCTGCTGACCTTATCAGTAAAGTTAAGTTTAATCTAGGCAAATAAATAAAGAAATTCAATCTAATAGTTAAGAAGCAAAGAACTGTAGATAGATTATACAAAAAGTGCAAAAAATAAAAATACTAAAATGTACGCAAATCAATTAATTAACGAGGCCGAAGTTCAAAAGACTTGGGGCCCTATCATTGAGGAGGCTACCGGTATCACTGAAAAGTCTAAGTTGTCTTGGATGTCTAAGTACTGCCACTACCATAACCTTAATGAGAGTGTATACAATACTGTACACTTAAATCCTAACATGAATGTTCAGGGTATGAATGCCGTTACTTTACCAGGAAACCCTACCACAATGGATGGTTTCAATTCTACTAGTTATGTAAACGGTTCAGGTGATAGACCATTTTCTTTGTTGCCACTTGCTATGCAAGTTGCTGCTCAGACTGTAGGTTTAGACTTAGTACCTGTTGTACCAATGCAAGGTCCTATGGGAGTTCTTACTTACTTAGACTTTGTATACGGTGGAGGTAGAGTTACTGACGCTGGTGGAATCGCTACTGACAGTGCTCCTTTATTAATCAAAGTAAAAGCTGATGTCGGTACTGGAAATACTTGGACAGTTGATCAAGTAGTTTACGCTGCTTCTGCTGCTGCAGCTGCTGCAGGTAATGCTGCTTACGAATTAACTTACGTAGGTAAATCTAGAATTGACGGATACCAAATCTTCCGTGTAAGAGGTAATAACAGTGCTACTGACACTACTTTCCGTCAAGGTGAAGAAGGTTTCCAGCCAATTTACGATGCCGTTGCAAATGGTGTTGCTTTCTACTCTGATAATGCAGCTTCTAATGTTTCTGGTACTTGGGATGGAAACGCTGAATACGTTAAAGCTTTAGAAGATCACATTACTGGATTCTCCGGTAACGCTTTTGAAAGCAATAACGGTTCTATTCCATTTACTAGCATCGATGGTGTTGAACCTTACGAAAGAGGTGTAGGTGAAGCTACTCCTGATAACATCATGGGATTGAGCTTATTTAATAAGTCAGTTGCTGCTAAGACTTACCAAGTTGCTGCTGCTGTTACTCGTGAGCAAGTTCAAGACCTTAAGCAATTTGGAATCGACGCAGTTGCTCAAGTAGAAGCTGTATTGGTTAACGAATTGACTCAGTCTATCAACAAATACATCTTGGATCGTATCTTCCGTAACGGTGCTACTAACTCTAAGAATGTAAACACTGTTGAAGGATTATTGTTATCTGCTTCTTTCGGTGACGGTACAACTACTGCCAACGCTGCTGGATTCAACTTAGGATTTGATAACACCGGTGCTAATGTTACTTTAGGTGCAGGTTCTGCTGTAACCAACGTAACTGGTGGAGGTGAAACTCAAGGTACAATCCAAAGAAGAATGTACACTAAGATTCTTGCTGCATCTAACTTGATCGCAACAAGAGGTCGTAGAGGTCCTGCTACTTTCGCAGTATGTTCTGGTGAACTTGCTACTGCATTCCAGGATATCGCAGGATTCGTTCCTTACCCATTGTCTAACACAATCAACCAAGCAGGTGGATCTCTTTTCCCAATTGGTGCTCTTGCTGGTGTAACTATTTATGTTGATCCTAACATGGCTTGGGATGACTACAGAGTTGCAGTTGGACGTAAAGGTGACGGAAACTCTCCAGGTTTGGTATTCATGCCTTACTTAATGGCTGAATCTGTTGAAACAATCGCTGAAGGAACTATGGCTCCTAAAATCGCGGTTAAATCACGTTTCGCTTTAGTAGACGCTGGATTCCACCCAGAAACAATGTATTACACTGTTGCATTCAAAACATTCGATGGCGTAAGCTTTATCTAATAGAATGTAAAGTAATAAATACTTTAAGAAAGGTTCGCCGAAAGGCGGACCTTTTTTGTTTAATAGTCTCAAATATATAAAACAACAGAAAAATAATATAGATCATGAAATTATTATCTTTTGAAGGATACAAAATGTTAAACGAATCATCTAAAGCATTTGAGGCTGATTTGGATAAAACACTAAACGAAAATATTGGAGCTGCGTTAGGTAGCCCTGTTAAGTTTACGAAGATTAAGAATAACGCTAAGAAATACCAACAGGCTTTAGTACAGGTTGCAATTAATAACCTTGATTTTGAAAAGAAGAAGGCTGCTGGTAATATGGATAAAAGCAAAGCTGATGTTCTTAAAGCTGCAAATACTCAAAAAAATCAGGCACTTAAAGATCAGGCTTCTGCTATCTCAGATAGAATGGATCAATTAGCAACAACACCAGGTCTTAAAAAGGTTGCCTCTATTGCTAAGAATAAATCAAAAATGGCTGCTGCCGAAACTGCGCTTAAGACTGCTGATGGGGAAGAAGCAAAGGCACTTAAGTTAAAGATTAAAGGTCTTAACCAAAAGGTTGCTGCCGATCAACGAGAACTTAAAGATTATGAAAAGGCTGACGATAAGAAAGCCGATGATACACCAAACCAACAGAATCTTGATAATGTAAAGACTGATGATGGTAAAGGTAAGAAAGCTGATGGGGAACCGGCTGAACCAAAGGAACCGGCTGAACCAAAGGAACCGGCTGAACCAAAGGAACCAGCTGAACCTAAAGAACCGGCTGAACCTAAAGAACCGGCTGAACCAAAGGAACCTACGACTAGACCAGAGAGTGGTAAAAACTCAAAGGACGATATGATCGCCAGATATCAGAAATTAATTGACGGTACTGATGATGAAGAAAAGAAGGCAAAATACCAAGAAAAAATTAATAAATTAAAGAATGAGGCTGAAGAAAGATTCTTGGATCCTGAGTTCTTATCTTTAATGGAATCTGAATTGGCTGCCTTTGAAGCTGAGGTAATTTCCGAAGATAAATCAGAATATGTAAACGAGTCAGTTTCTGCTAAGTTCAGAAGACTGATGGAAAATAAATCTTAATGTACAAAGTTCGTAAAATAAACTTTGGATGGTATAGAAGGCGGCATGGTATTCTTTTGGAGAATCTGCCGCCTTCAAAGCAACGATTCATGGTAGAGAATGATTATCTTAAATGGTTAGAACCAGATCCACAGGTATATGAAATCATATTTAAAGTGGAGGATATGAATGATCATGAAAAGAATCCTAACCGCATTCTTTGGAATCCTTTTAGAGAAACGTTTACTAACATAAAAGAATTAGAAAAAGATTCCGATTTAGTAGATTGGAATTGTGGAATCTGTAAAGCTGATATTAAATCAAGAATGGATTCTAAGAAAGTAGAAAACTTTGTTTGTAAGAAATGCTCAGAGGCTCATAACTCACGGAATAAAAGGGTTGATCAAAGGATAATAGATTCGTCCATTAAATTTACTAAACACTGTAAATCTCTTCTAAAAGGTGAACAGAGGGAGTTCCTCACCTATGTACGCAGATCATCTAAGGGCTAATGCCTCGTCTATAGTTATCTTTTTAAATGCATTAAGTTTACTTGTAGGGCATGCATTAAATATTTGGATATCTTTACCTTTTAGTAACTCTTTAATAACATTAAACCCAGGTAAGAATTGATCTTTGTAGATATTTTCACCAGTAGCATTTACTGGGTACCCATCATGGAAGTGGCTATTTTTTCCATTATTACCCATATCATATCCTAAAAGAACAATTCTTTTTGCACCTAAATGGATTGCTAAATTAATTGCTGCATAGCCGCTATTATTACCATGTGCTAAAGTATCTCTCGCAGTTTCTAAACCAAATTTTTGACCCTTTTTAAGAATATGAATTGTCTTATCTTCATAAGGCATAGCCCTAACGGTAAATTTTAAGCCTTTAAAATTATGAATCTTTTCTTTAAGCCATGCATATATTCTACCATCTGTCCAATACATAGCATCGGCATGTGGCCAAAACTCTATAGCTTTATTTATTGCAATAGTCTTCTTTCCTTTTAGTCTATTCCACTCAAATCCTTTTAGTGATGGCCCTCCACCTATTAAGTAAACTGTTTCACCTTGCCAAACTGGCTCAACTGGCTTAAATTTCTTTGGTGTAACATAAGGTTCTTTTCTTTTTATCTCTGCTTTTGCCACCTGTGTTGGTACCGTAACTTTTTTAACTACTTTATTTCTTTGAACACCTTTAACTATTCTGCTAGGATTATTTGCAGAATCGTCTTTAGGTAAAAGTATATCAACCCTCTTTCTAAGTTTTCTTATGCGGCGCATAGGTCAGTTTTTTTATTTATTCCTTTTGAAACCATATCCAATTTTTACATATAAAAATAAATCTATTTTATGAAGAATGTACAAAACATACTCTTAACAGAAAAGTATCGGCCTCAATCTTTAGATGATCTTATTACTCCTAAACGAGTTGGAGACAAATTGGCAAAGGGAGTTTATCAGCATTTACTTTTACACGGTAGTCCTGGTACTGGTAAGACATCTGCTGCAAAGGCAATGGTTAAACATTTCAAACATCCTTATCTTTACATTAACGCATCAACCGACACATCAGTAGATATTGTAAGAAATCGTATTACTGATTTTTGTGCAAATCGTTCTATCATGGATGAACCTGGTAAAATGAAGGTTATTATTCTTGATGAGATTGATGGGGTATCCGATCAATTCTTTAAGGCTCTTCGCGCTACGATGGATCAATTTAATGTTAATGCAAGATTTATCGCAACGTGTAATTACATTAATAAAGTACCAGATCCAATTCAATCCAGATTTGAAATGATTGATTTTGATTTTTCAAAAGAAGAGGAAACTGAAATTATGAAAGGTTACATAATGAGAGTTTTACAAATCTGTAAAGAAGAAGGCATAGGTATTGATAAACACGCGGCGGTTGAATTGGTAAAAAGAAAATTTCCTGATCTTCGTAATATGCTTAACACAATCCAAGGATTTAAATCACAAGGATTGGAAACTGTTAATGTAGAAGATATTAAGAAGTTTAGTTCAGTCTATAAAGATATCTATGACCTTGTGATTGATGGAACTGATCCTGTAAAGAATTATCAATATATGTTATCAAACTATGCAAATAGAACTGATGATGTACTTTCTTCTCTAGGTGCAGAATTTATAGATTTTATAAAACAAGATAGGCAATCATACACCCAATTTATTCCACAAATAATTGTAACGGTTGCAAAATACCAGTCACAAAGGCAGCAAGTAATTGATCCTGCAGTATCAATGCTTGCTTGTATCTATGAACTGCAATCAATAGTAAATGAAGCATGACACCAGAATTTTTAGATCAACTAATTAAACTCTATCCTAATAATTATGAATTAGGAAATGCAGTTAGAACCTTTTGGCATATGAAAAGAGACAAGCCTAATTTAAACCTTATTGAATTAGAAAATGAATTTCTCCGTAACTTTCAGAATGGCATCTAACCTGTTATAATTAAATTAAATACTAATAATATGAAGAAAACCGGCAGACATACATTTGTCATCGACGGAAACTACTTTTTGTTTAGGACTCTATATGTTATACCTAGTCGTTCAAAAAAGAAAGGCTTATTAGGTACTGATGAAGAGGTCCAATCATTTGTCAAAAAATTGGCAACCGATTTTGCTTATCAGATCCGATTATTTGAGGGTCTTATAGATCGTGTTGTTTGGACAGTAGATTCTAGGTCATGGCGTAAAGACTTTTACCCAGAAGCTGATTATAAGGGTAACCGTAAACAGGACAGTAATATTAACTGGGATAATTTCTCTAAAGCTACATCTGATTTTATTTCCATCTTATCTAAGCAAGGTGTTATTATTTCTAAAATTGACGGTGCTGAAGGAGATGATCTTATGTATGCTTGGAATACAGAATCTCTTGCAAATGACAAATCGGTAATTATGTTTACTGGTGATAGAGATCTTGTTCAATTAGTAGATAAGAGTAAAAACAATAATACTCATACTATTCTATTTTCACCAGCACATAAGAAGCTGTACACATACCAAGGATTTTCTGAATGGTTAGATACTGAGGATGTTTCTGAAACTTCCGATGATGTGTTTGATGTTCTTAAGGTTTCTGTTTCTCCAGAAAACCAAGCTAAGAAATTACTTAAAGACTTGGTTAAAAAGAAAAAGGCATCTATTGTTGAAATAGATCCAGAAGACTTCCGTTTCCGTAAAGTTCTTACTGGTGATGCTGGTGATAATGTTCCTCCTGCATATTACTATACTTCAAAAAATCGTAGATACGGTATCAGTGAGAAAAAGGCAACTGCTATCATTGCAGAGTTTAAAGAAAAACATGGCCATCTTTCTCATATGTATCTCTATAATGAAGAATATGTAACTGATTTAGCAAATATGGTTATTAGAGTTATGAATGCAAAACATATGAGCCGAGAACAGATTATTGCAAATATTAAATCTAATGTCAATCTTATGGTTCTTGCTGCTGAATCAATCCCAGAAGGTATTTTAGATGAAATGTTTAAATCAGTTGAGTCTAAGATGAATCAAAGAGGACTACAGTTAAAGACTATCTCTACTATGAAATCCTTACTGGAAGGAACTGAATATGCAAAAGAAGTTGACAGTTCCTTTAAGGCATCATTCTTTAAAGATGACGATGATGATGGAGGTGATCTTTCTTTTATTAAGGACACTAAAAAACAAGATAAGATTTTTTAATATGATTATTAAGTATAAGATATTAGTCTGTTTACTTACACACCACAGATTAGATAAACTTACCAGGCTTGTAAAATCGGTAGAAGGATTAGAAGAATGCGACAATGTTGTAATAGAACCTGTTATTGTAGTTAATACATTAAATGATGAGTATTATACAGAAGTAATAAATGCTAACTTTCCATTTAGAGTAGTTAGAACTGAAAGTAATGGAAAACCTGGTATGGGTAAAAATTCTTGTAGGAAATTATTTTTAGAAAGTGATGCTGATTTTGTATCTCAAATAGACGGAGATGATTGGTTATATCCTACTTATGCGAGATCTATGGGTCAACATATTGAGCATTATCCTAATTTAGATGTATTAGGACTTCTTCCTTTAGATGTAGTAGATCATTATCAAAGAGGAGGTCACCATTTTAAAGTAGGAGATGAAGGTCAATATTGGGGTTGTGTTTGGGGCATATCTTTGGTTAAAAGACCTGATCATGGTGTAGGACAAGCTCATTGGGTAGATCATGAACACCCAGTTAGTTATGATAGAGTTTTACTACAAAGTAGAGAAAGTGCAAAAATAATGATGGATGAAGATATACCTAACGGAGAAGATCATCTTTATTCAGTTCAACTTTTAGCTTTACACCAACAAAGAAAAATAAGATATTTCATAACAATGTCAAGTGATCTTTATATAAGTGACTCTACAATGTTTGATAACATACAAAATGAATTTCCTTTTGCACCACACGTACAGGAAATGAAAGATAAAATGTTACAACACGTAAGTCCTTGGAGGTCTAGCCAAGAAGAGCTTCCAATGATATTTAATGACTTATTGTTATCACAAACAGATAAAGAGAAATTTATTCAGGAATCTTTCTATTAATTCTCTCTTTTTATAAACAAACACATTAACACATCATATAAATAATAAAAGGTAATGAAACTATTTGACTATATAAAGGTCTTATTTGGTAAAGACCAACAATGGGATAAATTAAAAGGATATGATAAATCTAAAAACTCATTTATGACAAATAGATTTATGAGTATTAAATTTCCCATTCAAGCAAATATGTTTAATGCATTAAAAATTGATCCAATAGGTCAAGCAGAAGCATGGAGATTGGTTGCATCAAAATTTAATAGGGTTCCTGGATTTATTTACACAAAGGTAAAAAAGTCACCAAAACAAAAAGCAAAGGAGTGGTCACCTAATCCTAAAGCTTTAGAACAATATATGAAGTTCAATGAAATTGGTGAACGTGAATATAAAGAAGCACTAAAATATGACCCATTACAAGTTCGTTCTGCGATAGATATATTAGAAAAACAGATGGGTAATGATGCTAATTGATAACACCTTTGAACTAGGAATTCCAACACATATAAAATTTACTCTTTTTAAGTATGATTACTTTGATAGTATAATTATTAGTAGAGTAAAAAAAGAGTGTAAGAATTTAAACTTATCAAAAGATGGTAATGAATATACTGTTAAAGTATCTTCTTTTCTTAATGCTATAAAAACAAGTAAGCGTTTACGTACCGAAATAGAAAAAGCTGAAAATTCTGGTTTTTTACATAATCCTGCACTTAAGCCTAATTCTGTTTACTTTATTGTTTCTATTCTAAGTAAATTAGAAAATTTAGAATTTCTAACTTTTAGTGTAAATGATGATAAAAAATACACAAGATTAGTTAAAGGTGAATCTGGGCATGTCTTAAGTTTTTATTTCAGTATTCTTGAAGGCATTTTTGATTTAACACAGCTCTTGGATAGAAAAGAATTAGATATCTTTAATAAGACACTTATTGAATATAGGATCATGGATAACAAGTATCTTGATAGAAAGCCTTATTTCTATATGAAAGCTAGTGCTTTATTAGATATCTTAACTTCAATGGAAATTGATGGCAAACTGGATGCATATGGGATTATTGATCAAATAGATCCTAAATTAGAGGAAGACGATCCTATCTTAGTTGTTAAAACAGATTACACCCCATATTAAGTAGAATATATAAATCATGATAAGAAGAAATTCATACACATTTACAGGAAATGAAAATTTACCATCCGAGTCTTGGATTCCGTATTTTTCGCAATCCACTGTTGGTAATTCATATACAATTTTATGGAATGATACTGATAATGAATTAATGATGTCCGATACTGAATATGAATTTTCAACATATCAGCCTTTCTTTAATGAATTATTTAATGGAGCTAATGTTTTATCTATAGGTTATGGTATAGGTTTTATTAATGATGAAATTACAAGAAATAAAGCTACCATGACTGTCATAGAACTTCATCCAGAAGTTGTTGCATTGGAAACTAGAAATATTGAAAATATTACAATGATATATGCAGATGCATATAACTGTGATTATCAAAAACTATTTCCAACTGAAAAATTTGACATTATCTTATTTGACCCATCAGGGTATGATAATCCTAATAAAACCTTTCCAAGAAACCCTCTAAACGAAATCTTAACACCTGACGGCATAATGATGAGATGGAGTCATGCAGGATGTCACTTAATTTAACCTGTTAATTTCTAAGAATATATAAACAAATAATGTTTGTATATGAAATCATTTCTTAGAAGATGTTGTGATTCAAAGCGAGAATGTGTTACTTACCTTGTTGTTTTTCTATGGGTATCAGTAGGTGTATTAGCTACTTACTTTGACACCGATTTTACTCAATTAGCTGGATACTTTATTTCTCTTACTGGATTCGTTGCTTCTTATATCTTTGGTGAAAGTATGAGACCTAGCGAAGATACTTCAATTTTTCTAAAAGGAAAAAATAGTAAAAGAGAAGTCTTAATGTATATAACAATTGCTCTATGGGCAATCGTAGGTATATGGGTCATTGTAAAGAATGCAGATTTAATGGGAGCCAGCGCTTACTTTGCTGCGCTAACACCATTCGTAGGATCTTACATTATTGGAGAAACATTTAAAAAAGAAAATTCTTAAATGGCAGTTAACGGAACAACCACAGACGCAAACGGTGATGCTATACTTATAAGCCTACAAGAACCCTATAAAAATGTTGTTGAGGTTGTAGGATACTCTGATGTTACTAAAGGGGAAAACACTGGAGTTTATTTTAATAAACAGTTTAGGTGGGGAACCGATGGCGTCACTTATTCTGATTACGTGGCACTTACAAATGCGAATCTAGAGGCCTTACTATTAGATCCAAATAAACCATTTTGGATTCAGTATAGGTATGAACAGGTGGGCGATGGCACATTGGAATTTGAATCTATTGCTCTAGAATTAGTAACAGATGGTGGAGTTATCTGTAAAGTTCCGCAAGTTCAGTGTGGAGCTGAAGGGTGTGTTGGTGTTCCTAACCTTGTAGTAGATTGCTGTGGAGGATCTTGGAATCCTTATGATTTAAGTAGAGCTTCGTCAATGTATAATCAACTATCAGCAGTAGCATCTAACTTATTTGGGTTCTGTGTTGACTATTTTAAGACAAAAGCTGACCAAAGAAGTCGCGATGTTATACTTAAAGAATATTCTTTATTTGATGTTATATCAGAAGCAGAAGTAAAAATACTTATTCCTGATAACGAATTACCTACAAGAGAAATCCAATTTAATCCAATGATGATGGATTTTCCTGTGCAGTTTGAAGTTCATATTGTTAAGTCTGCATTTGAACAAGTGTTCGGTGTTGGTGCAAAACCAGAGATGAGAGACTATCTATACTTTAAACAGTATATGAATAGAATGTACGAAATTGATGCTGTTGCGGAAGCAGATGATTTTCTTTATTCAGGTTCTTATTGGAGAGTAAGTCTTGTTCCATACCAACAAAGAACTGCTGTTGGGTTTGATAATACTCTTGAAGGTAAAAATGCCGAAGCTGATACTAAGGCTCTTGTATCTGATCTTGATAAATTTAAACAAGAAAGAGAAGATGAATTTGCAGATACGAGAAAACCTAATCAGTATAATACTATAGGTACATTAGCAAATGATTATGTTAGAAGAATCTTAGATAAGAGGCTTATTATTAAAGAAGAGAATATCTATAATGAATGGACTATCATTTCAAAGTATCATTATAAGTTAGGTTCTATGGCAAGAGGAACTGAAGCTATAGAATACAGATATAACCAAGGCTGGTCTCAAACTGATGATAGGGCATTTACATTCTGGGCAAATCCACAATACACAACCCCCATAGGTAAGAATATACTTATCTTATCAATTGTGGATAAAGGAGGAAAGGTCCAATTTAATACAGGTGGCTTACCTACATTTGGTCAGGCTTTAAATATTGGAGACTGGGTATCTGTTAGCGGTACTAATTCATATAATGGCATTCATAAGATAATTGAAATCAATGGTGATTCTATTGTATTGGATGAATCCTTTATAGATGACGCTACTTCAGGGACTCCTAAATTTAATAAAGAAGCCAGCAATAATTTCATGGTATATGAAAATGAATTATTGCCACCTACTAATTTTGTTTCTATGACTTATACCAGTAATTGGTTCATTATGAAAATTAATGAAACTTATTATAAGTGGAAGCTATCCCAACCTCTTCTTAAAGATGAATGGTATGCATTTGTTATAAACTTAAATTCAACTGCGAGACAATTAAGCCTATTTGTCTATAATACGCCAGCTCAATCTGGGGCAATTAATCCAGAGTTTACTGCAACATTAACCGAGATATTTAATGAGACTAAGGTATATAACTTAACCGATGTTCCTGACGATCAATCATGGAAACTATTAGGCAGCCAAACAGATTTAACAAATATCAGAATTTGGAAAAAGCCTATAGAAGAAGAATTGCATAGTTTAATCTTAAGTCAATATGTTGTTAAAGATACACATTTAACTCTCCTATTAGATAATGCTTCCCCTGAACTGTTACTGCCAACGGTTTCTGATGCCCGATAACTCGGAATATATAATACAAATTTAGTATTAATGGAAGATAACTCAAAAGATAAGTTTAGAGATAGTTTAGGTGATTTACTTAGCGACTTACCAGATGAAGTACCTGGTCTAAGTGAAACACCAGAATTACCTAAGGTTAGGGCAGAAGGTACACAAGCCGTTGCAATGACCAAAGCTAAAGGAAAAGCTAAAAAGGTAATGAATAGTTTACTTAAGTTTTATTTAAGTGAAGAGATTATTGCAGAGCATGAATACATTCAAGCCAAAGCTCAGCTTGATGAATATGCTCTAGGTATGTTAATAAGACAGATGGAGAATAGCGAAATTGCTATTTCTACTCTTATGGATACTATTAATGAAGGGGATGTATCCCCTAGAATGTTTGAAGTACTTAGTGACTTACAGAGAACTCTCCTAGATATAATTAAATCACAGACAATGTACATGGTAGCTATAGAAGAAAATGCCAAAAAGACATCTCGTGATATTGATGTTTATCACGGAAGTCCTGAAGGAGATAGTAGACAAAAATCACAAGGGCTTAAGTCAAGAGGTACAAAAGAGTTAATGCGAGCTTTACAAGAAACTATTAACGAAGAAGATATACAAGATGTCGATAGCGATGAAGATGAAGAATAATTACATTCTCGTAGAAGAAATTCCACAAGAGACTGTAACATCAGGTGGTATTTTTATCCCTGAAGAAAAATATAACCGTAAAGCAAAAGTACTATGTTCAGATAATGATCAAGTTAAAGAAGGTGATACGGTAATAAAAACAATAGGCAAAGGTACTGAATATACATTAGATGGTAAGAAAGTAGAATTCTTACACTTAAATCATATCCTTGCTGTTATAGAAGAAAATGGCACAGAGACCACAAGCGCCTAGTGCAGGATTTGACTTTAATATAAGTAAAGCCCAACAGGCTTTTTCATGGACTAGTGAAGCAGTAGAGCAATTAATGCTTGCTATTGAAGAAGGGTATAAACCTGCATCAACACCATTTTATGAAGGTAATCCTAACCTAAGAAAAGGAAACATTGTATTTAATTATACTCCTCATGAATTAAAGGAGATAAAGAAGTGTGCAACTGATATTGTATATTTTGCAAATACATACTGTACTGTTATGACAGATCATGGTCTACAGACTATTGAGCTTAGATCATATCAAGAAGAAATGCTAAGGCAGTTTCAAGCAGAGAGGTTTAATGTATGTTTAGCAAGTAGACAGGTTGGGAAAACAATATGCTCTTCAATTTTTATTGCATGGTATTCATTATTTAACTTTGATAAAAATTCATTAGTACTTTCAAATAAAGGTGCAACCACCAGAGAGATTATTGATAAAGGTAAAACCATCCTTGAACACTTACCTTTCTTTTTGAAGCCAGGTGTTTTAAAATGGGATGTATTTAATTCTAAGTTTGATAATGGTTGTCGTATCATCGGTCAAACCACAACTAAAAAGGCTGCGATTGGTTTTACTATTCATTTATTATTCATGGATGAGTTTGCTCACATTCCTCAAAACTTTGTGGAAACTTTTTATGAAAACGTGTATCCAACGGTATCCGCTTCTTCAAACTCAAAAGTTATTATTACAAGTACACCTAATGGGTTTAATAAGTTTTATGATATTTACTCCGCCGCTGAATCTGGGTTAAGTGAATATACTCCATTCCGAGTAGACTGGTGGGATGTGCCAGGTAGAGATGAAAAGTGGATGCGCCAAGAGGTTGCAAACTTAGGAAGTGAAGAAGCATTTAATAGACAATATGGTAATCAGTTTATTGCAAGCTCATCTCTTTTATTAGGTGCGGACAGTCTTAAGAAACTAACAACAAACCAAGTAGAGTTTGTACATAGAGAAATGCCTGAATTTGATGAAGAGTCCGTAAAGTATGATGGATTAGTTTGGGATCCTTCTTTTGATTTAGAAGAATGCCAAGAAGATTCAAACTACTGGGTATTCTCGGTTGATATTGCAGAAGGTACAGGTGGAGATTATTCTATTGTTAATATTTTCAAAATTGAAATAATGGACGAGAAGGATTGGAAAAAGGTTGCATCACCTGGTAGCTTTATTGACTTCTATCGTATAAGACAAATAGGTAGATTTAGAAGTAACGAACATACTATTGAAGAATTTGCAAAATCTGTTTACATCTTAGCTTATGACGTCTTCTATTCAGAAAATGTAAAAATGATTATTGAATGGAATATGTTTGGTGGAGAACTGATAAAAAGGTTAGAAACGGTTTTCCCTCAAAGAAATGATTTTGATGAAGAATCTGTGGTTAAATTTAAGCATAGAATTGATGCACGAACAAAACAATTCGGCCTAAAGGTTAAAAAAGATAATAAGCCTATCTTTTGTCAAAACTTTAAGAAGTACATAACACAAAATAAAATAATCATAAAAGATAAACAAACAGTTTATGAAGCATCTACTTTTGGTAAGATGCCTAACGGTTCTTATGCCGGTCAATTAGGCCATGACGATCTTATCATGACATGTATAAATAGTTCTGAATTCTTCTTTACATTAGACTTTTCAGATTTTGCAGAAGAGATTCACGATGTCGCAGAGCAGTCAATTCAAGATAAAATTGATGCTATACTTGAACAAGATGCGAAGGGTGGAAATCTTAACTATGATATCTACGACCTGGTATAAAAAGTTATGTGTTGGTGGATATATAAAAAAAGCAAATAAAAAAAATAATATAAGATGGCACTAGATCCGAAAATCGCTTCGATTAAAGCTGCAGGTACTTACAGATTTGAATTTGATAAGTCTCAAGTTGTTAGTATTCCTGCTAATCAGACAAGATTAATTGTCGGTTTCTCTAAAACTGGACCGTTTAACACTCCAGTTTTTGTACCAGATACTGCATTCTTTAAGCAAGTATATGGCGACATTGATAGAAACTTAGAAAGAAAAGATTCTTATTTCCACAGAAGCTGTTTAGCAGCATTGGAAAGAGGACCTATCTTGGCTCTTAATCTTCTTAATTTAGACTCAAACGATAAAGTTGACTATATTAAGTTTGGTACTTCATCTACACCGGAAGTACAAAACAATTCAGGTGCAATGGGAGAATATCAAAAATTCTATAACAGAGATAAATTCTTCTATCCAGATTCTGACGCATTCTTAGATAACGTTGGAGCAAACAGACAGGTATTAAGTTCTACTACTACCAATGATCTTTTAGATATGGTAAACTTAGGACAGAATCCAATTTCTGTTATTGTAAGAAAAGCATCTGCTGCAAACTCTGCAGGTTTTAATGTAACTGTTGAAGAGTGGTATGGTGCTGCAAATGTTCCAGGATTCTTGGATAAAGATAGTTTGGTATCAGACTTCTTAGTTGATATCTTTGTAATTGCAGGAAACTTTGGTGGAGACTTTAGTTCTGCAACACCTTATGAAAGATTTGATGCAGATCCAATCTTCCAAACTTACTTTGATAAAACACAAGGATTGAAAAGAAGATTATTTGATTCTGATTCAACTGATACTAAGATTGCTGAATTCTTTAATGAAAGTGAAGTTAATCTTATTGCAACTTACACTGCATCATTAATTCCTGATTTTGTGGATTTAATTGGAAATAACCTTTTCGTAGAAAAAGTTGTTAATGCAGATACTGCATCTACTGGATTATTCGTAACTGTTAATGAAGACCTCTTTAGCGGAGACTTTTTAATTGACGGTGTTGCTGGCGGTATTGATTTAATTGGACATAATCTTGAATATACTCAAGCTACTTCAATCCAGGATGATGTTAATTTCTTATCATACAGTGGAGCTATTGTTTCTGATTTAAGTTATAACAGAGCTGCAACTGTACCTAATGTTATTACACAAGGCACAGAATTAATTTCTGCATCAACTGTTACAAGTGGAGATATTCAAATTCAAGTACAAGGAACTGTGGGTGATTCATTCTTTGATGCATTTGCTAATATGACTGCAAATAGTTCAACTGTTGTAGGTACTTATATTTTTGATTCTGTTATTTCAAAATATGTTCCTGTAATATCTCACCAAGTTGTTGGAAATACAGTTACATTATTGCTATCATCTGTTGGTGGAGTTACTGATACTGACTTCCCTACAACTGCTGCAACGTATACTTACATTAATGAAAGTGACTTTGGATTCATTGCTGATGAACTTCCGCTAGCTAATCCAACTGCAGGTATCATCGGTTCTTATGGATCTATGTTATATAGCCAATTTGCTAACGGTACACTTACTGATGGTGATGAAGCAGTATACTTAGATGGTGGAACTCAATATACTTCATACTTAGTGTTTAATGCTATTGATTATGGATATATTCACGTAGGAACTCCAACAACTGCTGTTGATACTATTGCAATATCTGACCCTGTATATAGCTTACCTTCTGTTCAGGTTCTTGCTTACCAGGAAGATGCATTTAATAACCTAACACCTCATGCTGAATTTACTTTAGATGGTTCAGGTGTTTTCTTAAACTCCGATGCTGTTGCATACGGCGCAAACGTTTTTGGAATTCAAACACTAAAAGGTGCAAATAACCTTTCAATTGATATCTTGGCTGATTCATTAACTGAAACTGCTCTTAAGCCTAACCAAGTATTAATTGATGCCGCTAATCCTGATGCTGCTGATGTGGTTGTAGGAAATTACTTAGTACACTTTGAAGGTGATGTTAATACTCCTCACTCAAGGTTAACAAGAATTAATGTTGTACAAGGAGGATTAACTAATTCTGAATACAGCACAATTCCTGCAGGAAAAACTGCATTATTGGTAACTTGCCAAAGTGAAATTTCAACTTCTACTGCAGGTGGAATTAAAAAGGTAGAATTGTACTATCCAATTGATGCATGGGTTGATTACTTAAATGTATTCACTTTAGATGGATTTAAATTAGATAACACTAAACATGTTCCTGATGGATCAAACCAAAGACAAAATGCTATATTAAATGGTACTCTTAATGGAACTAATCTATTTAAAGCATTAACTGATAGAGATGTAATTAACTTCCGTTATGTTGTTGATACATTTGGAAACGGTATTGAAAGTGGATCTAAAGCAATTTACACAAACCTTTGCCAGAGTAGAAAAAATGCATTCGCTATTTTGAACGCACCATCTGCTAAGGACTTTAAAAATAATACAGATCCTACATTCTTGGATGCTACTGGAAGTCTTTCATCTAGATTTATTTCTACTGGTGGAGATCTTAGTAAAAATCCAACTGTAAGATATTCATTACCATCTCAAACACAAGGTGCGAGTTGGGGAGCATTCTATTATCCTTATATTACTGTAAGAGATCTTGGAAAGAATATCAACGTACCGCCTGCCGCGTACATTTCTAATAACTTTATTGCAAAATATGAAAATGCTTTACCATGGTCATTAGTTGCAGGAGTTCGTAGAGGTGTTGTTGGTGGAACTGGTGTTGTAGGATTAGAATTAAATCTTGGAAAAGAGGACAGAGAATACTTGGAGCCATTTGGATTGAATCCGATTGTATTCCAAAGTGGAACTGGCCCAACAATCTTTGCTAACAAAACTGCACAACAGACTACAAAATCTGCATTAAGTTCAATTAACGTTAGAGAGGTTGTAATTTACATCCAGGATGGTATTGAGGCAATTCTTAAAAACTACTTGTTTGAATTTAATACAGCTCAGACAAGATTGGAAATTAAAACACTTGCTGATAACTTCTTATCAACTGTTCAAAATGACGACGGTGTATATGACTTCAGAAATATTATGGATGAAACCAATAATACACCAGAAGTTATTGATCAAAATGTTGGTATCTTAGATACTTATATTGAGCCGGTAAGAGGAATGGAAATACTCGTCCAAAGAACTACAATTCTTAAGACAGGTGCAATAAGCTCAGGTAACTTCCAATAAGAAAAGAAAGATGAATATATAAAAAAATAAGATAAGTTATGCCATTACCACATTATACACAATCAAGGGCTAGCAGTCAGAGATATGAACCTATCCAACCTAATTTATTTGAGGTGACTGTGTTTACGCCACTAGGTGATGATACTGGATTAATCTTGGAACAGGTTAAAACAATCGGAGGATTAAATAATCTTAACCCTTCTGTAGATGCAATAGGTCAGAAATATAAATTTGCTGATCGTTCGTTTGCAAGTATGCCAGGACAGACATTCATGGATCTCACTATTAACTTCAGTTTGAACTTAAACGAAGCAAACGAAAACTACATTTACAATACCTTCCGTAACTGGTATAAATTAGTTTACGATCCATTGACTGGCGAAATGGGATTGAAGAAGGATTATGTTGGAAGTATGATTATTGTACAGTACAACAGAGCAGGTGATATTTTCAGAAAGATTACTTGTAAAGATGTATTCCCAACAGGACAACCTGATTTTGTAGATGAATTGAGTTATGAAACTCCGGATGCTGTTGATTTAACAATGACTTATCGTTGTGATCATTGGGTTGAGGAGAATGTTGGTGCTGGAACCTAATTCAAATTAAACTTATATAAAACTGGCCTTAGGGCCAGTTTTTTTGTCATTACTCTAATATATAATATAGAATACATAATCTAAAATCATGAAGATATTTAAAGTAGAAAATCAAACAGATGGAAAAGTTTATGTAGGCTATTCAGTTAATGACAATCCTAATAACTTAGGGTCTGGAAAATACATTAAGAGGGCAGTAAAGGATTTTGGTACAAAAGCTTTTACTAAAACTATTCTTGAAGAATTTGATACAGATGAGTCATTAGGTCATATTATGGATAGGGTAGAGTTTTGGATTAAAAAATACAAAGCTGACAATCCTAAATATGGTTACAACGAAAGCGTACAGGAAATGATTCCACAAAAGAAAAGACTTACAAAAAAATTACAAGTTCTTTTAACTCCTGAGGATGAAGATAACCTTAATACTATCATCATTCAAAAATCAATGGAAACAAAAACAAAACCGATGCCAGTTTCTAGGTATGTTAGACAACTCATTGTTGAGCATATAGTAGAGGAGACATCACCAGAAAAACAATTAACAAAAAATTAAGTAAATTATGAGTAGTCACGAAGACAACATTAAAAAAGAGTTTGAAGCAGCTGAAGGTATACAAGATACTGAAGCCACTGTTAAGACTAATGAGGATGGTGTAGTTACTGAACTGGGTAAGGTTGATACCACCAGGGGTAGTGGAATTACATCACCAGACGATCCTGAAATACAGAGAATTCAGGCCTTGGCAGGTTACGTAAAATTAGATTTAGGTAATTTTCCATCAAGAGGTAAATTCTATAGAGAAGATTTTGAAATTCATATTAGAGCCGCAAGAGTTGGTGAGATTAGGGAATTCTCTACATTGGATGAAGATAACATTTTAGATGTAGATGAAAAGTTAAATTCTATTCTTGTTAACTGTACTAAGATAATGTATGGTACACAAAGAGGTTCATATAGAGATGTTTTAGAAGAAGATAGAATCTTTTTAATTTTGGCAATCCGCGAATTAACATTTAAGAGCGGTGAAAATAAACTTATGATGCCAGTAGGTAAAAAGGCATGTCCAACTGGTGCATGTAAATCTCAGGATTCTGTAGAACTTAAAACTACTAATCTTCAATTCCAAGAAGGTGATGAGTTATTGGAAAAGTATTACGATTATCAGAACAAATGTTTTACTATTCCAACAAAAAACCATGGAGAGATTACATTAGCACCGCCTACAATTGGTGTTATGCGAGCAATTACATCATGGATTAGAAAACGTGAAGAAGAAGGTAAATCTTGGGATAGATCATCACTTACTATATTACCTTATGTACAAAGAGAATGGAGAGGTTTTAATGATAAAGAAATCTTTTCTGCAATAACAAATTTCCAAGGCTGGGATGCTAGTAAATTTTCAATCATTTACAGACTTGTGGAAAAAGCGAAAATTGGAGTTAAACCTGAGTTTATCTATCCATGTGAATCCTGTGGCGCGGAGGTCACAGTTCCGCTTTCCTTTCCCGGCGGCATCAAGGCTCTCTTTATTATTCAAGATATCACTTCTGAACTTCTTTAAGGTTAGGGTCTTATTATTGGAAAAGTTGCATCTCCAGCCATCTGAGCTGGATTTGCTTCCTTTCTATGAATATGAGTACACTCTTGAAATGTTTAATGACATAATGAAAGAGCGTAACGATGATGAGCGCAAGCAACAGGCGTCGTATGAGGATAAATATGATATGGGAGGTATGAAAAAACAGATGAAAAACATGTCATCATATAAAACTCCATCAATGCCGAAAATAAGCATGCCTAAGTTCTAATAAATATAGTATGGCAGCAGTAACCTTAAAAGACTTGATGAGCCCTCTATCTAAGATAGAGGCTTATTCAAAAGAAACTAGCGAAAGCGTTAAAAGAATTGAAGATTTTATCGTTAAGGGTATGGGTTCAGCAGGTAGTGCTGATGCCACATCTGCTGCTATACTTTCAGTCTCACAACAACAGTTATCAGTATTACAAAATATTAGATCACTGATAGGCCAACATCTTAGTGTGGCAATGAGGCATGAAGAAAGTGCTAGAACATTTGCTGGTGATAGTATAAGACAAGCGTTAAGAAATAGAATTTTAGGTAATAGAGATTCTAAAAACTTAGAAATACTTGCAAAAAACGCTACTAATAAAAGCACAGGTAGCGATAAGACTACTGATAAGAAGAGTAGTGGAAAGATTGATGGCAAAGCCGCTTCAGCATTAAAGGATTTAGGATACGGCGCTTTACTTACAGGTAAGGCAATGTTAGTGTGGAGCATTGTTCCTAAAAAGGCTGTCAATAAATTCCTGGATTTTGTAGTTAACTCATTTGAAAGATTTGAATCCTTCAATACAAAGAAAGTACAGAAAGGGATTGATGCATTGGATTCTATGGGAGATGCTATTATAAAGTTTGCTGCAGGTTTGGCTTTAGCAACACCTCTTATCTTAATAGGTCTTGTAGGCTTACCTATTCTTATACCTACTCTG